TCTTGTTGATATGCCACATTTTCAGATAGATCCCGAATAAAAAACCCGGTGAGCACCATTGCCACCGGGTTAAAGATTGGAAATATAATCACAATGATTTAGTGACAACTATTTGTCACGTTCATTATTATACGCTCTATCGTTAGATTGTTCATTACTTCCTTTTACTTCGTGTTCAATTTCTTTCACCAATTTCAGTAGCCTGTCCAGCTTCGCTTCTAATCTGTAGATTAGATTTTCTACTTTTAATAATCTGTCCATTATTGTCCTCCAAATGACATAATAAATCCAGGCATTCCGTCCCAAAGAAACTTTACGATCCAACCTGGGTTATCGTTATTTCCATTTCTACAGCGTGTAAGCGGTCCGGTATAGGCCTGTAGATATTCGATTACACGCTGGGCATCATACATATACCACATATTTTCTTTCTCATTACGAAATACGACTATATCAACGTCTTTGTGGTGCCAGTGAGGACGCTTTGTCTGAGAATCATTAGCCCAAACTTCAACCACACCAGTGGGATATCCTCCTGCTAATGATTTAACTTCTACAGTTTTATCCACATCGCCTAAGTCTGACGTGAAAGTAACACGTAAGTCGTACGGGAATCGTTTGTAGTCAACCTTTTGTACGTACTTCAGTGTCTTCATTCTAGTCTTTAAACATGCAGCAAAATCTTTCTCAGCTTGTTCACCACTTTTTAAATCAATCATCCAGTTCCTCATAACATTCTCCATTTATACGTCGATTTGTTTCGACAATATAAATAGGAATGTAAATCTAAAAAACTAAATTATTTTGACTTTATTTTGTAAATCTCAAAGACGCTCTACGTTGACTTCTGTGCTGCTTTAAGATGTAGCCCCTATGTTACCACCTGTTTTTGCTTAGGATTAATCTGAAGACAACGTCGTCTTTCTGTGCTTACAATTATCACCATGCCAGCGCTTAATATTTCCTAAGCTAGCAATCTTGCCACACCATTCACATTCTGATTTCATCTTATTGACACTAAGAGCTTTTCCTTTTCTTGTTTTGGACATCTTACGACGTGTTTCTTCTGAACATATCTGTCCTTTGGTTGATTCAGACATTTTAAGTCGTGATTCTTTTGTATGTTTTTTTCCATACATTGGATTATTTTTACCTTTTACAGTACCTCTTTCTTTTAAAGTTTTAGATATCTTACGGCATGTTTCTTCTGAAAGTGTTTTTCCTTTATGTTTTGCAGATATCTTTTTCTTTGTCTTTGCTGAATGATTGACCTTGCCACTACCACCTTTGTTCATGTTATAACCTTTAGGCCAAACACAGTCAAAATGTGCAATCCACCACTTCTCTCTCTTCCTCAGCTCTTTCTTGTCACATTCTTCTACTACTTCAAAAGAGAATGCATTGATACCAAATTGGTCAAAGGCTTCATGAAGTTTGTATTTCTTTTTAGTACTGACATGACTGTTCCACCGCTTGAAGATATGAACTGACAGGCCAATGTAGCACATTCCACTTTCTCTGTGTGTGATTTTGTAGATTCCGCAGATCTTTTTTTCCCAATATTTTGGCATAGAGGCTCCTTATAAAAAAACCCCGCTGGCCAGGCGGGGTAAAACAGGAAGGATAAACTGCGTCACCTCGTTTGCAGAAAAATCCTTATGATTGTTGATAGGTTAAGATTGACTGACTTTTAAATGGATTATTAGATAGGAAATAGATAGTATCCTGTTTTAAAGAGGCTAGGTGAAGACCTCTTATATATAAGTATACCTCTTATGCAGAAAGTTTACTAAAAAATTAAGATTTATTTTATGCTGACATAATGGCACCAAAAATAGAAGAACCAATAATGACAAATAGTGGACCACCGAACAACCACATTAGAAAACATCCAAACTTTGCGAAAGTAGATTCACCATTCAAAGTGTGATCATTTAAAATAGAAATACCTGAGATGATTGCCCAAATGCTCATAATGATTAAAAAGAATGTGTTCATGTTAGCTCCTTATATTGCTTATTATATATAGGTAGGGAAAAGAAATACACACAAAAAAAATTATAAAAAAGTTTGTATAAATTCTGACTGAAGGCTATATTTATTAGTAAGAACACTGAATATTAAACACTAAACATTAAACATAACGGCCACTTGCCTCTGACTTTTAATTATAATGATGCTCTGAAGATGATATCCCCGGCGGTATCTAGACACTGAAGAGATAACGGATTAAAAGTACTGACCTTCCGGAAAGATGTCTCCAGTTAGAAGAGGAGACGGTTAAAGAGAGATTTCTCTTTAAGCAAAGGATCAATAGGCATCAGATGAGAATAGTGGTTAACCCACCTGGAATAATCTGAAGAGACGAAGGGAAGATAGTTCTTCAGAAAATACGGGTGAGAGATATCTATCTCAGCTGCAATCCTCAGTAACCTATTCTTTTATAGTATTTAAAAAATGACAAATACTAAAACTTATTTATAAACTTTCTACTTTTAAGATATACTTATACATATAGGAGATAACAACATGTCAGTTCTTAAGTCAGCATGGTCAAAAGTTTCAGCAAATCAGATTAAAGAAAATAAAGATAAAGCACTGAAGAGACAGAAAACCCATTCTAGTCACTTAAAGCCATGGACTGAAGTCGTTGTGAAAAATCAAGTAGAAAAAGAGCGTGGACTAAAAGAACATGTAGAAACCAATCTCAGACTTCTACTAAATAATCTAGATCTAATAGATACTAAGAGACTAGAAGCTATTGAACATGTCATTTCAGTGGAGCTAAGAGAACGTGATGAAAGAGCATAATTCAAAAGTAGTTTTTGTCTTTGTAGATAAGAACGATCAACTAATTATCAGAAGTTATAAACCTCAGGTTCCTCAAATTTGGGGGAGGAGAATATATGAAAAAAGGAACGAAACATTCTGAAGAGAGCAAGAAGAAGATTTCTAAAAGTATGAAAGGTACTAAGAAGTCTGAAGAGACAAGACGTAAAATGTCTAAAGCTAAAAAGAAGTGGGCAACTAGTAAAGTAACATGTCCTTATTGTGGTGCAGAAGGTGCTCCAAGAATTATGAATCGCTGGCATTTTGAGCGGTGCAAATTTAATCCTAAAAATCTACCTCATTCAGATATAACTGAAGGAGAAGAATAGATATATAGTCTCTTTAGGAGGATGAACATGTCAAATGCACTTAATTTCAGATTTAACGATGTTTACAAAGACCACAGAGGAATCTACTACTACTATGTATCACCTGTTACACCGATCGATATACAAAAATTTGGGTGGGATCCCTATAAAATAGAAGAAAACACACACATCTTTGTTGACATCTCAGAAAAAGAATTTGTTTATCTAACTGAAGAAGAAATTTTACATTATCTAGAATATATATCTTAGATTAATCTATACAGGAGGTTACTTTTATGGCACGTCGACCAGCAGCAACTACCTTAATGAAGAGGGCAATTGATAACAGAGATGCACACACTTTTATGTGGGCATTACTAGAATTGTCTCGTAAAGAATTAGCTAACGAAGGTAAATTTATAACACTATCAGCGACAGATATTAAAAACATACTTCAGGCTCTATTAGAAAAAGGTCCGGAAACTTCGTCGGGTGAGGTCGCATCTTTAATAGAGATCGAACAATACATGAAAAAGTAAATGAGCAGAGCACTTCTAAAAATAATATCAGATCCAATTGAATTCATCAGTCGTTTAAAGATTGTTGACAAAAACGGGAAACTGATTCGTCTCAAACCAAATGCAGAGCAGATAGAAATTATTAAAGCTCTTGTAGAAGAAGACGACACACTAATTCTCAAAGGTCGACAAATCGGCTCATCAACAATTGTATCAGCTTATCTATTTTGGAAGTTATGGACAGCAACAGAGCCTATTACCATTGCTATCCTCAGTCATAAATTGGCATCATCAAAGCACTTACTAGAGATACACAAAACATTTTATCACAATTTACCCAAGTTCCTGAAGAGGCCACTAGATGTAGAGAATACTACGACTATGCGCTTTGCTGATTCAGGTGCTACAATTATTGCAGTTTCGGCTGAAGGCAAAGGTGGACTTCGTTCTTTTACATGTTCTTATCTTCAGATCTCAGAATACGCTTTTGCTCCAAATCCTGAAGAACTAAAAGCTACTGCTCTATCAGCTCTAAATAACGGACAGCTAATTATTGAATCGACTGCTAATCACTTTAATGATGCGTTACATCAAGAGATTATGGCTTATGAGCGGGGTGATGCTAAATGGAATTACTTGTTTTTTCCTTGGTTTGTCCATAAAGAATACAGAGAGAAGCCCGATAAAGACTTTGTCATGACTGAAGATGAACAAGCATTGGCTGCACAATGGGGTTTAGATCCAGAACAGATCTATTGGCGACGTCTGAAAATGGGTAAGATGGGCAATAAGCAGAAGTTCATCAGAGAATATCCAAGTTGTATTGAAGATGCTTATTCAATCGCTGGAAATGTTTATCTGTCAGCAGAGGACTTTGAAGATGTCGAGATTGTGCAGATTGAACCAAGAGAAACTACAATTCTATGTGAACCTGATCCTGGTGATATGTACGCTATTGGTGTTGACGTTTCTGCTGGCGTCGGAAGAGATTGGTCCACTGTCTATGTCTTGTCAAAGCGATCCTACCAAATTGTGTGTGTGTATCGATCTAACGAAGTAAGTCCTGTTTATTTGGCAGAGCGTGTAGTTGATTTGGCTACCATGTATAATAATGCTTATGTCTTGGTCGAAAGCAATAACTTCGGTAATGTTGTGCTCAATGAGATGAATCATATGGGTTATCGCAAAATCTGGAAGGATGGTAATGGAAGAGACTGGATTACTACACTAAAGAGCAAGACTGAAATGTTCGAGAATCTAAAGGTCAATATTCAACAGGGCTATTGCACAATTCTCGATAACATTGTATATTCAGAGCTTAGAGCAATTACTGTTAACGATCGAGGTCATATCGAATTGAAATACATTAATGACGCACACAGCGATAATGCGGTAGCACTAGCATTGGCATATATGGCATTGGACCGTGTCAAGCTTCCCCAAGTCGAATACTTACCTCATTGGGTTAAACATCGTCAGGCTGAAAGGGTAAGAAATCGTGGTGGCGTCGCTATCGCAAATAAAAGACGATATAATTAGTAAAAAACATCTGTAAAACATATATAAACTATTGAAGGAGCACCTATGGCCCGAACCGAAAAAGATAAAGTAGATTTTGTACAGATAGTCTATTCAGAACATAAAGATTATTGGCAACAGAAAGCTGGAGAACTAAAGCGTTACAAAGACGCTTACGAGACCAAGTTCTGGCAGTCAGAAGAATATGACAACACGATGATTCGAATCGAAACGTCTGATGCATTTGCTTATATCGAAGGATTTATCGCATCGCTATTTACAAGAACACCTGCAGTTGTTATCGGTCATGATATTGCTGCTACTGGTGGTGATGCTAAAATGGCACAGGCTGCAAGCAATAGATTCTTATACAACCAGAGAGAACAGTTAGAGATTGCTTCTAGACTAGCACTTATATACGAATACAGTGCTCTTAAACTTTGTTCAGAACCCTCTGATGAAATGCTAGATAAAGTATCTATCGAAGCTCTGCCTTGCTGGGAAGTTATTGTTGACCGAGATGCATGTTCCGAAAAAGACAGTAGATTTATTGGTCACAACTATTACATGACCATGGTCGAAGCCAAAGAAAAGTGGGGAAGCAAGAAGTTTGTACCAGTTCCTAAGAGAGACTACTTCGATACTTATTCAGACAGAAATACTTACACTGCTTCAGATTATGCTGATCTACCTGATGATTATCTCTATGTTGAAATTGTAGAGATTTATGACGTGTTGCACGACGAGGTCTACTACTGGTCACCAAACTGGTCAAATGGCGATAAGCTCTTGTCTTCAGGTCGTATTCCAATCAGAACTTACAATGACAATCCACTTCCAAACATTACGACACTTTACTACACACGTTGTCCTAACAAGCCGATGGAAGGTCTATCAGCAATGTCTCGTGTTTATGACCAGATCTACGAGAAGAATATTCTGAGAACTTATTGGGCTAATGCTGTTAGACGTGATAGTCGCCAATACCTCTACAAAGAAGGTGCATTTGACGAAGAGCAGTTGAGCAAGATCACAGCTGGTATCGATGGTGCCATGATCGGTGTTGATGAAGACAATCTAGGCGGTCTTATTCAGCAGGTTGGTGTCGAACCTATTTCATCTAACTTTGACAGATACTTGGCTTACATCGAACAAGACATTAATCGAGGCAGTATCTTAGCACCATTCAGTCGTGGTGAAGCAACCAAAGCCACAGCCACTGAGATTACAGCATTGGCTCAATACAGTGCATCTGAAATCGGCAAGATGGCCAGAGAAAAAGACGGTGCATTGGAAAGATTGGTCAACATCTACATCAGACTTCTAGATCTACTAACTGAAGAAGGTGAGACTGCTGTTCTAGATGTTGAAGGCGCTGCTCGTGTCATGACATCTGAAGACTTACAGGGTAAGTTTAGAATTAATGCGCTCGATCAAGGCTCTACACCGCTGTCAGATGCCATTAGAAAGCAGAATCTGCTATCTCTACTTCCAACACTTCAGGCTCTTGGTGTTCAGCCTAGAAAGGTCTTAGAAGAAATTGTCAGAGCTTACGAACTACCTAAAGACTTTTTG